TACACCGGCCCGGACGGCATCGAATTGTTTTCTGCTGTTCACGTGCGCGAAGATGGCGGCACCTACCGCAATGAGCCTTCTTCACACGCGGACCTTTCCAAGACCTCCCTGGAAACGGGCCTCATCGATTTTCGCAAGAACTTCGTTGATGGCGCGGGCAAGAAACTGGCGATCCGGCCCAAGTACCTCTTGGTATCCCCGGATAGTCAGTTTACGGCCGCTCGTCTGCTCGACTCCAGTGGCAACCCGACGGTCAACTACGGCGGTTCCGGCGATTCGGAATCGGCCGTCAACCCGATCAACGGGTTGGGCTTGCAGTTGGTTGTGTGGGATTACCTCACCGATACCAACGCGTGGTTCCTCCTCGCAGAGAAGGCAAACCACAAGTTGTTATGCTACACCCGTGAAGAGTTCAATACCGACTACATCTATGACTTTGACACCAAAGACTACAAGATCAGTGGTCAGTTTGCACAGTCTTCCGGCTGGGGCGATCCCAGAGGTATATACGGTACGTCCGGCTCTAGCTAGACGTTCATCGATGGTGCGGTGCTTTTCGGAGCACCGCACCACCGCCATTGTATCACCAGTAAATAGGATTGCGAGGACATCAGTATGGCGGCACCTACACCAGTAACTAAAAGCGGTCAATCTGGACATACTGGGTTTAACATCTGGTATGCGACTTGGGCGAACACCGACGATCACTCCGACAAGGTAGTGGTCGATCTTTCTGGTCTGACTTCGTATACCACGGCACTCAAGATCACCAAAGGGCAGATTGTTGCCTCTGCTGGCATTAGCGTTATGCTGGAGTTGGATGCCAGCACGGATATACCCATTGCTCTGCATCCTACCGGCGCATCGGGGCGTATCGACTTCGACTTCGACAATACGCCCGGAGGTGGTATCTCTTCCGCCAGCGGCGATACAGGTGATTTGTTGCTGACTACCACATCGTGCGCGTCTGGGGATATGGTCTACGTCTACGTCGAGTGGAAGGCTTATTGATCGATGGCTAAGACACTTGGGGTCGTCATCAACGCGGCTCTCAAGGATATCAAAGAGCCGGAAATCACTGAGTTCACCTCGACCAATATCCTTGAGCAAGCACTGATTGAAGAGGCCAATAACGCCAAGCGGGATGTCCTCAGTCGCAAGCGGTTTAACTGGGGCCTGTCTCGTACTACGCTTACGACCACCGACGACATCACCACCGGCACGGTGGCGGTCACCAACGGGTCTACGACGGTCACCTCGAAGGACGACGATGGGGTTGCCGCCAATAACTTTGGCTCGGTGGCGGTGGGTATGTACCTCCGCGTTGCGTCCGACAAGGTCTCCTACAAGGTCACCGCTATCGACACCGATAGCAGTCCCGACACCCTGACCATAGAGACCGCTTATGTGGGTACTACCAGTACCTCCGCCTCCTACGTCATCCTCCAAGACGAGTATGGGCTGAGTACGTCCGATCTGGACTCGATCCAGTTTGTCACGTTCAGCGAGGGCCAGACGTGGTTCGGTCATAACAAAGGCACCGGCCCTAACAACGAGGTCGGCGTCGTCGATATGCCTGAGCTCCTCTCTGCGTCGGGCGGTGACTTCCACCGCAACACGGCTGGCAAGCCCCTCGTCCTGGCGCGAATCATTGCCGATAGCAGCGACCAACCCGTCTACAAGCTATGGCCCTACCCCAAGGACGAGTATGTCCTCGACCTCTGGTATACGACCAAGTACACCGAAAACACCACCTTCTCTACCAACCTGTTCGGGGGGGATGCACCGGACTTGGCCTACGACGCGGTGGAGTACCGCGTATGTGCTCGTGCGGCTAAGTGGGATCGCAACTACACCGAACAGCAATACTGGATGCAGCAGTATCAACTTGCCATCATCAACCTCATTCGGGGACCGACGACGATCACACCCAACAGCATGAGTGTGGCGACCTACCGACGTTCCTATGGGGTCAACGTCCGAACGGAGTCGCAGGTTTACTTCGATACCAAATCGGTGCGGAGGTAATCATGGCGGGGTGGCGCGAAGAGGGATACCAGCGGTTTGGGGAAGGCATAGACCGCACCTATGCCGTCGATAACCCGGACTTTCCGGATGGTGCGATGTGGGATGCCATCAACATCGTCTATGACGGTCCCGCCGACAACCCGGAAGCGATGGGTGGTTATCAGCAGTTGGGTGCAACGATTGGCGGTACGCCCATCATCACGGGTCTCTTCGACTATGCGGAGGGGACGCAGTTGGTTGCTACGGGTGATGACGGCAAAGTCTACAAGCGCACTACCGGCGACTTCGCCCAGGTGACGGACGGCACCGGCCTCAACACCACCGCAACGACTCGCGTATCGGGCTCGATGTTTTATGGGGATACGACCAACGCCGATATCCTCGTCCTCGCCAACGGTCAGGACGCGGTCAAGAAATACAACGGCACCGCGTTATCGGCTTTGGGGGGCAGTCCACCAACCGCCTCTAATTTCCCTACCGCCTTCATGGGCAAGCTGTTCCTGGCGAAGGGCGACACCCTCTACTACTCGGTCACCAGTGACTGCGAGGATTGGACCGGCACGGGTAGCGGCAACATCCAGATATACCGGGGGTATGGCGGCGACATCACCGGCCTCTACGCCTTTGCGGGTAACCTCTTCATCTTCAAGCGCACTAAGATTTTCCGCATGGCGATGGCGGCGACGATCAACGAGGTATCCATCGAGATCGTCAGTCCCAACATCGGCGCGATATCCTACTACAGCATCCAAGAGGCGGGGCCGGAGGGGGGTGGCTATCTGATGTTTATGAGTGACTCCGGCATCGAAGCCCTGGTCCCTACGGAGCGGGCAGGTTCGTTCGTCACGCGGGATGCCAGCCAGCCGATCTCGGAGCTCATACGTAGGCGCAATATGGCGTATGCGGATAATACGTTTGCCGTCTTCAACAACGAGCGCAAAGAATACTATAGCTGGTCCCCTGCGACAGGCAAGACGGTGCCCGCCTATTGCCACATCGCCAACACCGCTCGTCGGCGCAAGCCGGTGCGGTGGACCCGCGCCGACTTACTCAACATGACGGCAGGGACGATGTTGAAGTCGTCTGGCGAGTATATACAGGTGGTGGGCAACAACGGGGGTCAGGTGTTCCAACTGCATTATGGCGACAATCGGTCCAATGCCGGATATCGCAAATACATCTACACCCGTGCGTATACGCAGGGACGGCCCAACTGGGTCAAGCAATATGGATGGGTCTACGTGAGTGCCTTAGCCAAGGGCGATTACCAGATCACCGTACGGCCCGTCCTGGGCCGCGTCGGCATGAACTCAGTGACGTTGGGTACCAGTGACTCCATCCGCAACCCCGGCCAGGAAGGCTGGGGTACCGGCGAATACGGCAAAGCCTATTGGGGCGGTGCCGCAACAACGGGGATACGGATACGCCCCCAGGCGGCGGGACGGGGCAACTACGTCCGTATGCAGATAATTACTAATGGTGCCAATGAGTGGTTTCGCCTCAACGGCATACAGATAGCCTCAGTGCTCGGATCAGACGGACCACGGGAGAAATAATCATGGCTCCATGGGTATTGCCAGCGGCAGCATTATTGGGAAGTATCTACGCCAATCGCGGAAATGGCGGGTCGGAGTTCAGCCCGGAGCAGAGTCGGTTATACGGGACGCAAGCCGACATCGCGGATATGATGAAGGATCTATACGCCAGCCGCATCGCCAACGAGGAGCGGTACCTGGGTGATGCAATGGGCCGGGTGTTTGGTTACGTGGATGAAACGATGGGGCGTCGTCCCGATCTCCTCTATGCGCCGGGTATCTTCGAGCATATGCCGCGCGACGTATCGCCGCCATCGGCCCCAGAGTGGGTGCCCTTTGGCCCGGCGGAGAAAGTCCAGACGGTGACGCCGCCGCCACCTCCTGGTCCCTCTCTGCCGCTTGGGCATCCCCTGGCCGACGCAAGGCCGATTGTGGATGTAGTGCCCCCCGTAGACCTCAGCGACGTGACTCAACTGATGTCGAGCACGATGGGCAAGGTGTGGGACAAGGCCACCGATGTGGTCGTTGGGCTCAAGGATGACCTACTCCGCAATCTTGTCAACAGAAAGGGCACCGATTGGGAAAGTTGGTCGGACGAAGAGATATGGAAAAATCTCTGGGAAGGCGAAGACAAGCCGGGGACCAACTGGAAAGAATGGTTGGATCTTGAGGGTATGTCTACAGTGGATGCATTGCGCGGGTTGGAAAAATTGATGCGCGACACCTTGCAGTTGGATGAGTTGGGTGAACCTTTTCGCCAGCCCTTCGAGGGGATGTATGATCCAGCGCAGTGGGCGTCAATACCTGAACGCGTAGTATCCACCAGTAAGTTTACCCCCAAGGGAGAATATTCGGGTCCGTTTGAGGAGTACATCGACCCTGCCACACTCCAGAACATGGGTCCAGCGGTGCCTACTGGCGATGCTCTAGGGGGCACGATGCCTGACATTCAGGGTGTGAACGTAGCCGATCCGCAGTTGTGGGCCAACTATGGCGGGACAACGGATTTTACGCGCTTGCCAACGACCATATTGCCGGAGCCCGCGTGGCGAAGGCGGAACCGCGAAGCAGGGGTGAGATCACAAATCGAAAAGGGTCAGTACGAACCGGTACCGGATCAAGGATCGGTGCCCATTCGACCCGTATCGGCGGCGGACGTGCAACGGCTGATCGATTCGGGCCTAACCCTTGAGTTGGTGAACTATGACGGGTCTAGCTTAACGGACAGCGAATGGGAAGCGTTCCAGCGTGGGGAAGGTGACGCGGTCTACGCGAAGGGAGTACACAGTGGCGAAGCCGTGAAATCCGGCTTGTTCGATGATGTTGATTACCGTGGGATTTATTACCTGACCTCAGACGAGATCGACGCTTTGCTGAGTGGTGACACTGACCAGTATGCCCCTCGCGGAGAGGGACGCACTCCTCAAGAAGACCTCTTCTTGCCCTTTGCGGAGAAGCCTCGACCACAGGTTTCGGTTTTACCTACTGGATGGGCCGACCTTGACAATCTTCCCATAAGTGTGCCGTCTGGTCCCTCTCCTGGGGGGACTCTTGGGCACCCCTCGGCTGCTCCGGGGGAGAATGGATCGGTGCCGTCGGGAACCGTTTTTACGACGGACTTAGATTTCGACATTATTCCAACT